CGTAGGCTTTTGTCGCCGCGTGAAGGTTAAGCGTTGGCGCGCCGCTTAGAACAAGCGGCCCGGTCATCGTGTCCCCCGCTTTGGCCACGTAGAGCGTTTGTGCCGCGTTGAGGAGCGCGATGTCCACGTTGCTTAGCAAGAACGCTTTGATGCACGGGAGGAGCGAAACGTTTGTTGGGCGAGTTTCAGCATCGCCAACGGGTTGCACGTTGTCAGTGCTTTGAACCGCCGAACCGGCTTCCCAGTCGGTGATCGCTGCCGTGGTTGGCGACGCGCTGTTTACGATGTTTGAAAGCCGCGCAATCCTGTGATCGTGAAGCTTGAAAGCGTCCGCTTGAACGGTTCCAAACGCGCGGCCCGTAAAGGTCAACGGGTTTGCCGTCAGGGTAGCCGTGGCGGCTGCCGACAAAACGATGGTCGTGCTGTTGGTGATGCTCGCAATCGTAGTGTTTGCCGGAATGTTTGCCCCGGTAACCGACTGCCCAACGTAGAGAGTGGCGGTGCTTGAAAGCCCCGTAATTGTCGCGCTGAGGTTTGTCTGGTTGCCGGTGAAAATCGAAACGTCACGGTTGGCACCGTGATCCCAGCCGCGAGCAAACCGCCCGCGAAGATCCGGGAGGTTGAACGTGGAAGACCCATCGCCGACCCCGTAAAGGGTGCCGATCTTTGAGAAGAGAGCCGAATAGGTAGAACGCGAAACCGCCGAGCCGTCGCATTCAAGGTAACCAGCCGGGGCGGTCGACATGGCAAACCAGTCGATTGTCCCGATGGGGACCGAATCCACGCCGGACCGACTGTCGACGTACTGTTTGGACGCGGCATGAAGGGAAAGGGTCGGATCGCCGGGAAGCGTCAAAGGCCCCGTCATGGCCACGCTTCCGTCCCGCTTCACGTAGGCTTGCGACAGAACCCAGCTTTGCGACGCCATCACCACGGACGGGTCAATCAGGAGAGTGACCGCCGCCGTGTTGGAGACTTGGAAAATGAACCGAATGACAAGGTCCGCCGCCGTGCCGGACGCAACTACGGGCTTCACCGTGTCTGCGTAGTTGGCGACAGCAAACAGATTTCCCAAGGCGTCCTTCAGCCCAGCCTCGCGGATCGTCCACCCCCCGACGCTGCTCGGAATTGTCGCCTCGGCCACGATGTAATTCGGGTTCAACGTGTCGACCGAAACCGAATTGAGCGCGACCGAATAGACCTGATTTACGAGCGCCGTCTGGGAGGCGCTCGGGGTCGTGGCGCTGCCGTTGCCGTCGCCCACGACAAGCGAGGTGAGCTGTACGGGCGTGCCCGCCGCGATTGCTGCCGCGAGCTTGGCCTGCCCGTAATTGGTCAGGAGAGTTTGGTAGGTTGCAGGCATGGCTTGGAATGTTACTGGTTAGGCTCGACCGACCACGGCGGCGGGACCGCCTGAATCGGCGGGTTTTCAAGTTCGTCGAGTTGCGTCTCGAGGCTGGATTCGATCTGAGCAACGGTCCCCCCGGGACCGGCGCCCGCGTTGATCCGGTCTTTTACCCACGCCACCACCTGCGCCTCAGTCAGTTCGTCAAATGGGGTGAACTCGCTGAGGTCAGCAACCGAAAGAAGCGCGGAGCCGTAGGCCGTGGCATGAAGTGGCGCAATAGATTGAGCGTTTCGAGTCGCGGAAGCGCGCCAGTGCACGACCTTCACGACCTCAGACTTGCCCTCAAAGCTCGGGATGACTTCGAGCCCTTCGACTTTCCACACAGCGCTCATTCTTGGCCTCCTTCCGGTGCTTCAGCGGGCGCGGCTTCGGGCGCGGGAGTCAGCTTTTCGCGAAGAAACTCCGCGCACTGCCTAAGTTGCTCGTGGTGGTCCGCTGAAAGGTTTGCCAACCTGCTTGCGTTGTAGAGGTTAGCGATTGCGATTTGTTCTTTTGATTCCATGGAATTAAGCTGCTGCAAGCGTTGTTACGGTTCCAGACGATCCCCTGTATTTCAGCGCGCCGCTCTCAACGTAAAGCTGCCCCATGCCTGCCGGTGAGCTATTGGGAGCAGTGCCGTTGGCAATGCCTAGGACGCGGGCTGCGTTTGTGCCGAAGGAGGTTGTGGCAAAACCAAAGTTTAGGCCGCTGGTGATTCTGAACGCGTTGGATAATGATCCTGCAATTCCCACAAGAAACTGAAGCCCAGCGTTTCGAGCCCCGGCTGTTAAATAATCGCCTTCGGAAATCACTCGAACGCCTGCTGATGGATAAGGGGTGTTGGAGTCTGTCCCGAGGTTGAAATCAATCCCAGTGCCTTGGTTGGTTGCAGTGATAGAAAGGTTTCTAACGTCGAGCGCTGCTAACAGATTGTTGTCGTTGTAGCTGGCAATCGTTTGCCCGGTGCTCGAAAGCGCAAGGTGCCTGCCTGCACCTGTTGACGCTGCGACAATAAAGCGTCCGTAAGTTGATGGGTTACTGATACCAATCCCAACGTTTCTGTTGGCGTCAATTCGCAGCGCCTCAATGTTGCTAGTCAGGAGGCGAACGTTATCGACCCCAAACCCTGACGGGTTGCGCGTAATGAATACAGCGTCATGCGCGGCGCTATAACCGTCGTTTACACAACGAATTGCAAATGCTCCGTCGTTGGCGTTGTCGTAATGGATAATCTCCCAAACTTTCCTATCTAATGCAGCGCCTTCTCTTCTTAGATGCACTTGCCCGGCTCCTGAACTGTTGCTTAAAATAAGCGGCGTGCCGATGCTTTGAATCTTTGCTTGTCCGTTGAAAGTCAAAACACCGCTCAACGGAGTTATAGAAGCGAGCCCTGTAATGGCCTGCCCATTAAACGCAACCGGCCCGGCGGGGGGCGCAAACTGGTCCAGCCTGCTTGCCCTCACGGCGCTGTTGAAAAGAGCCTTGTAGTTTTGAGAGCCCGGAAAGCTTAGCTCGAAGATGTACGTGTCCGGCACCGGGTAAGTCCCGACCGGATCGAGTTCGGACATTTTTTTATCGAGAGGCATAGGTCATTCAAGTGAGCGCAAGGCGCCGTCTTCGAGGAGCCGGTAAGCGCCATCCTCGGTCAGGCGCGCAGGTAAAACTGGAGGGTAGATGGACGCCACTGCTTTAGAGTACACCGCGAGAGCGAAATAAAGTCCCGAGCTTTGGATGAGGCTTGTCACGATGTAAGGGTAGATCGACGCGAGAAGGCCCGAGACGGTTACCGCCCCAAAGTAAAGCGCGGACGTGCTTTGCCGCATAGCCTGCACGCCAATGAGCCACGAACGGACGTTTTTGACGCGGAGGGCGATTTCGCGCGCGCGCGAGTAGGTCAACCCGGTCACGTCCATGGGGACCGAACGCCCAGCGTCAAGCCGGATGCGGAATTGATACGGGAGCGAAGCGGGCTCATCCACTTGCACGTCGTAGTTGAGGGGGCGCAAAGCGGCTTTGAGCGCGCCAATGGTGCCCTTGTGCCGGTGCACATCAACAGAGGCGGCGATGACGTCCCGCTTTTGCTGCTCGGTCCAACTAGAGTCCCAATCGTCGACCGACATGGCCCACGCAAGCCAAGGCAAAAGCGCCGCCGGGCACGTCTGGGGATTCCAGAGGCTCCGAATTGGCACGGGAACGTCCCCGACGCGCGCCGTAGCGTTCGACAGCGCGCGCTCTTGAGGGGTTGCGTTTGGTGGAAGGAGGTCGCTCACACTATTTGGTAGGTGACGGTGACGCCCGTACAGTAGGGGGCCTGAGTGCTCGAGATTAAGAGGTCGCCCGTGATTGCACCGCCGGTCGCGACAAGTTCGACGTAGTCAACGCCCGCGACCTGAGCGGCTGCGTGCATAGCCGAAACGCGAATGTCCTGCCCGATCTTGTGCGAGGCTGCCACGTAGGTTTGGAGGTTGGCAAGGGCCTGAGCCTGCACCACAGCCGGGTCTGGACCGGCGAAGATGTAAAGCTTAACCGCGAGCGCGTAGGAGACGATCGCGGCGGACTGAACCACAACTTGATCCGTGAGGGGGCGCACCTCGTCGGCTCCAAGCTCGGTTTGTACGGCGGAGACCTCTGCGCTCGAAGCCTGCCCGTTGCCTGTATTGCTAAGAATTGTCACGCGCACCACCCCGGGGGACGTTTCAGGGGGGCCGGCCACGGCCACGTCCACAATCGTCGGGACCTTCAGTGCGTGGAAAATGTAAGAGCCCTCTGGGCCCGCCGTAGAGAGCCCCTCGAGCGCCAGTGTGATTCGGTAGCGGAGGGATTCGTCCCCCTCATAAGTCGGATCCACGGGCGGGTAGGCGTTTGGGTTGCCGGGATCGAGCACCTTCCGGGTGACGCCAAAGAGCGCCCCGAGGTTTTCGAGGTCCGTGCCCAGCGCGTAAGTGAGCATCACCGCTTTTGCCGCGTCGTTCACGCGCTGCCGTAGGAGCGTTTCCCGGTAGGCTGCCACCTCGAGGATCTTGTATGCCGGGTCTGACTCAACAAGTGCGGAGAAAGCGGTGTCGCGCGCCTGAAGGTCTGCCAACATCGCGGCGAGGATTGCCTCATATGAAAGCGTTTCGACCACCGAAGGGGCGGGAATGCCAGTGAGGTCAACGGGTGAAAATGATCCGCTCATACAACGATGCCGTCCACAATAACCTGTTCCCCTGTTGAAACGTCAAACGCCTCGAGCAACAGCGTGATGCTTCCCGGTTGGAGCTGCGTTGCGCTCACACGTTGCACGCTGATTCTCGGCTCCCAGCGAATAAGAGCCTCTACCGTGGCCGCGTAGATTTCCAACACCGTGCGCGCGTTGAGGGGCGCATCAATGAGCTGGAAAAGCCGCGAGCCGTAGTCTCTGCGCATGACACGCGTGCCGATTGGGGTCGTGAGGATGTCCCGAA